CGCGGCGCTCGGTGCCCCCGGCATGCTGCTCGGCCAGATCCGCTGGAATCAGGACGGCCGGTGGTGGCTCGAGGTCGGTTTCCTCGAGCACGAGCTCGCCAAGCTCATCACGGAGAGGGCGCAGCGATGATCGACGACGAGCCGCGGCCGGTGTCGCTCCTGGTGCCGCTGTGCTCTGGGCACCTCGAGCGTGGCGCGAGCGGTGAGTGCCTGGCGTGTCGCGTCGAGCGGTACGAGGCGACGCTGCATCGCATGGCCGACCCGTTCAGTACGCTCACCATCAACGGCATGATGACGCTAGCGGCGGAGACGGTGCGGCCGCGGGGGACGCGGGCGTGAGCGGGCCGCCCGCCGGCGTGCTCGAGGACTTCACCATCGAGTCGATGGCAGATATGTTCGTGCAGAACTGCGTGTCCCCGGAAGCTCCGCCCGAGCAAAAGCGCGACATGAAGGTCGCCTTTATAGCTGGCGTCGCGACTCTCGGGGCGTATCAGCGCCGCCTGCAGCGCGAGGCGCCGGACCGTATCGATCGACTGCTTGCCGCGCGCGAGCAGGAAATCAACGAGCTCTGCCTGCGCTACGGGATGGACGGACCGACGAGGCGCCAATGAGACCGCGCCAGGCGTCGCTGCTGCCCACTGAGTGGGACCAGCTCGAGGCCGAGCGGCCGGCGCCGGTCAAGGTCGGCCCCGAGGAGGACTTCGAGTATCAATGCCGACAGTTCGGGCTGCCGCCACTCGAGCGGCAGCTACGTTTCGCGAAGCACCTCGGCCGACAGTGGCGCTTCGACTTCGCATTCCCCGACTACTGGCTCGCGGTGGAGATCCAGGGCGTCGTCGTGCGACGCATCGGCGGCAAGATGGTGACTATGGGCGGCCATGCGGACGTGCAGGGTATGCGGAACGATCACGACAAGCACAACACCGCGACCCTGCTCGGCTGGTCGGTGCTGCAGTTCATGCCGAGCGAGATCCGCCCGCGGCGCGCGATCGAAATGACGATGCGCGTGCTCGCGGCTCGAGGTTGGAAACAGTGAGGGGCAGCTACCGCCGCAAGCGATCCGAGCTCGAGCCACCGCCCGAGCACTCGCTGCTGTTCCGCGATCCAACACCGGCCGACGTGATCCGCCGCATCACGCGGCAAAATTCACTCGACCCGCGGCTGCTGCCAGCTGATCGGCACATGCAGCGGTGGGCGGTCGGGCAGGGCACCGGGCTACCTAACGCCTCGCGTGCGCTGTTTCTCAAATCGAGCATGTCGCCGCTGCCCGAGCACGAGTCGATTGTCACCGACCAGGTGGTGCTCAGCTCGCCCACCTACTGGCGGCGCTTTGTCGTGCTGTGGTACCGCTCAGATTGCTCGACGGATCAACTAGCTACGGAGCTCGCGATGAGCCGCGACAAGGTCTTCATCGAGCGGCGCCTGGTGCTCGCGTATCTGCTCGGGCGGCTCAGTGCGGTCGGGATTCGCCTTGCGATGTGGGAGCCGGAGTCTTGACTGTAGGTCGCGACTGACAGTAGCTTCCGAGCCTCAAATTGGCATCACTGCCACAGAGATCGACCCAAGGCCCGCCTCGCGCGGGCTTTTTCACGTCCGGAGGACGCAAGTGTGCAGCTAACAATCAGCGCAAGTGGCTCGCGGCAGCAGGCGATCGACCAGCTGACGCGCCTGCAACAGTCGAGCGAGGCCGACGGTCTCGGGGGAACCGGCGCGAAGGTAATCGCCGCGATCCTCGAGCACGTGCAGGCGACACCGGAGAGCGCGAGCGGCTTCTCGGTGAGCTGCTCGATCAACGTCAGTTATTCCAAGCTCGCGGCGGCCGCGCCACCGGCACCGCCGTCGCCCGCCTCGGCAAAGTAGGAGCTCGCGCACATGGCCAAGCTGCACGCCGCGGCGCGTAACGCGCTGCCGTCGAAGGACTTCGCGCTGCCCGGCGAGCGCAAGTACCCGATCGAGAACCGCTCGCACGCCGCCAACGCGAAGGCTCGCGCGTCCGGCAAGCCTGAGCAGGGCAAGGTCGACGCCGCGGTCGCTCGCAAGTATCCCAACATGGGCAAAGGCGGCGATCCGCCGGCGAAGCCTGGCGGCGGCAGCAAGGTGAAGGCCGGTCCCGAGCACGCGAAGAAGCTCGCCATCGTGTTGATGGCGCCGCGACCTGGTGCGCCAGGTGCACGGGCGCCGATGCCGGCGGGAGGGATGCGCCGATGAGCACACCGAATCCCGTGCCGCCGACCGCCGCTCAAGTCGTGAACAGTCAGCTCGTCTCACAGCTGCTCTCGATGCAGAACGATCTCGAGGTCGAGATCGGCTACTTGAGCAACGCGGCTGCAAATCTCGCCGACCGCCAGGCGAAGCTCGCCGCCGTGCAGGCGCAGCTCACCGCGCTCGGCTACGTCGCGCCCGCGCCTTCGAGCTCATGAGCAACGCGATGCTCGTCGTGCAGGAGGGCGGCTATCACTGCCCCGAGTGCCTCAAGCCGATTCATTTCGAGGTCGCGCAGTTCGCCCCGTCGGGCGATCAGATCGACGCACGCGGCTTCGCGGTCGGTAAATGCCTGACCGCGAGCTGCGACCGTTACGGCGTGCGCCTCAAGGTGCAGCTGCGCACGATCGAGGTCGAGGAACTCCCCACACACGAGGAAAACCCCCGTGGCACGCAAACCGACAACCGAATCAACGGCGGCAGCGGCAACTGAGCCGGCGTCGGCGAATCCGCCGCACCGGCCGCCGCTGTACCTCGAGCAGTACGCGCCGGCTGCGACGAAACTGTGTGAGTTCGGCGGCACCGACATCGACCTCGCGGAGGCCTTCGGCGTCACCGATCGCACGATCCGCTCCTGGCGGCTGCGCTATCCGGAATTCGCCGCGGCCTGCAAAGCGGGCAAAGCGCTGTGGGACGACCAGGTCGAGGAGGGCCTGCGCCGGCGCGCGACCGGTTACGACTACCAGTCGGAGAAGGTCTATTGCGAGGGCGGCAAGGTGACGCGCGTGCCGATCACGGTGCACGTGCCGCCGGATGGGTGGGCGGCGTTTAAGTGGCTCATCAACCGCCGCCCCGATCAGTGGCGCGACAAGGTCGACGTGTTGGCAACACTCAAGCCCGCCGAGGTGAGCTCGGAGCCGCTGACCGCTGAGCAGTGGGATGAGCAGTACGGCTCGAGCCGCCGAGCGAACTGACGAGCCCGTCGAGGTAGCCTGGCGCCCGCAGGCAGGACCGCAAAAGGCCCTGATCGAGTGCCCGTACCCGGACGTGCTTTTCGGCGGAGCTCGAGGCGGCGGCAAAACCGACGGGATTCTCGGCAAGTATGCGCTGAAGGAGCGCCGCTACGGTCGCGGCTTTAATGGCGTGTTCTTCCGCCAGGAAATGCCGCAGCAAGACGACCTCATCGACCGCGCCAAGGACATTTACTGCCGCATGGGTGCGGCCTATCAGGAGTCGCGCCGCCAGTTTCTGCTGCCGCACGGTGGGCGCCTGCGCTTTCGCCCGCTCGAGAACGTGCTCGACGCTCAGAAGTACCAGGGGCAAAACCTCTCGGACGCTGCGATCGAGGAGTCGGGCAACTACCCGCTGCCCGATCCCATCGACATGCTTTTCGGTTGTTTGCGATCCGCGCACGGCACGCCGGTGCAGATGCTGCAGAGCGCGAACCCCGGCGGCCCTGGGCACCAGTGGATCAAGCAGCGTTACATCGACCCGGCGCCGCTTGGGATGCGGCGGATCACGCGCAGGCTCCCCAACGGCGCGACGCACATCGCGGTATTCATTCCGAGCAAGGTCTCGCAGAACAAGATCCTGCTCGCGAAGGATCCCGACTACGTCAATCGGCTGTATCTCGTCGGCGGCACTGAGCTCGTGCGCGCGTGGCTCGAGGGCGACTGGTCGGTTATCGCGGGGGCCTTCTTCCCCGAGTTTCGGACCGAGCGCCATGTTTGCGCGCCCTTTGAGATCCCGAAGCATTGGGTGCGGATCCGTGCGGGCGACTGGGGCTCGGCGAAGCCGTTCGCGGTTTTGTGGATGGCGGTCTCCGACGGCTCGATCGCAGCGATCCCGCGGGGCTGCCTGGTGGTTTACCGCGAGTGGTACGGGTGGGGCGGCAAGCCTAACGTCGGTTGCCAGTTCACCGCCGAGCAGGTGAGCCAGGGCATCACCGAGCTCGAGAGTTGGAAAGACGGCGACATCATCGTCCGCGAGAAAATCGACGACGAGGTGTTAGATCCGGCGGCCTTCGCGCGTGATGGCGGCCCCTCGATCGCGGAGCGGATGGATTTAGGCTGGCGGCGTGCGGATAACGCGCGCATCGCTCGACGGGGGGCAATGGGCGGATGGGACCAGGTGCGCGAGCGTCTCCGAGGCGATTCTGCCGGCCCGGGCGTTTTGATTTTCGATACCTGCTACCACCTCATCCGCACGCTGCCGGCCTTGCCGCACGACAAGCACCGCGCCGAGGACGTTGACACCGAGGCCGAGGATCACGCGCCCGACGCGCTGCGCTACGGGCTGATGTCGAGGCCTTACGTGCGCGACAAGCCGGGCACGCCGCCGGCTCGCTTCCCGAGTCAGTTGAGCATCAACGAGCTAATACAACGGCAGACCGCCAAGCGGCTGCGCGAGGAGTAACACGCTATGCAGGGCCCCTGGTCAGGTACTTACTCGAGCTCGCAGCCGGCGGCGGCGAGCGCGACTGCCTTCGTCAACTGCCGCGCGATCCTGTGCCTCACGGCGGGCAGCATCACCTACCAGCAGGGCCCGATCGGCTCACCCGGCGCTGCGCAGACGATCCCGATGACCATCGGGGAGATTCTGCCGATCGAGCTCAACCAGGGGCTCATCACGAACCTCGGCGGCGGCACGTACGAGCTCCTCGCGTGAGCACCAAGGGCGCAAAGCTGCAACCGGCGCGCGGATCCGAGCGCGCCCAGGTCGGCGCCTACGAAAGCGTCGACTTTGCTCGCCGGCGTGAGCGCACCAAGCGCCGCCGCGAGCTCGCGAAGGCCTCCCGCCGGAAAAATCGGCACTGATGGCAACGCGGCGGACCTACAAGGGCGGCACGGTGCAAGAGCCCGAGCCGACCAGGGCCCCGCGTGCGCCTCGCAATCGCTACAAGGGCGACCCCGAGCGCGATCCCAACGATCCCGAGCCGGTCGACGCGAAGGAAGCAGCCGCGACTCGCAAATGGAAGCGCGAGCTCGCCCTGGCTCGCAAGCGCGAGAAAGACTGGCGCCTCGAGGGCGAGAAAATCGTCAAGCGCTACCGCGGCGAGGAGCAAAGCCGCAACCGCTACAACGTGCTGTGGGCCAACACCGACGTACTGCTGCCGGCGATCTATAACTCGAAGCCAGACCCCGATGTCCGCCGGCGCTTTCGTGATGCGGACGTGCTCGGCAAGGCGGTCGGCGAGGTGCTCGAGCGCGCGCTCGCGGTCGTTTGCGATGGCGATGCGACTGATGATTCGATTAAGGGCGACGTGCTCGACGGCCTCTTGTGCGGCCGCGGTGTGTCACGCGTGCGCTATGTGCCGAAGCTGGCGCCGTCAGGCTCGACTGAGCCGGCGAAGTCGCCCGAGGAGACCGACCAGGACGAGGACGACGACGAGCAGTCCGACGCCGCGGCTGACCTGCAGGGCGACAGTGACGACGGCGGCGGGAGCGAGCCGGTCGAGCCCGACGAGGGCAGTTACGAGCAGGTCGAATTCGAGCAGGTCGTGCTCGAGCATGTTGACTGGCAGGACTTCGCGCACGGTTACGGGCGCGTATGGGACGAGGTCGAATGGGAAGGGTTTCGGCACGAGCTCACGCGCACCGACGCCGAGAAGCTGCTCGGGAAAGAGGCGATCAAGGGCATCAAGTTCTCGCCCGCCCAGGTCGCCGATGACAAGAAATTTCACGAGGAGGCCGCGACGGTCTCGAAGGTCGCGGAGTTTTGGGAGATATGGGACAAGACCGGCGAAAAGGTCTTTTTCCTGCACGAGGACGCAAAGCGCCGCCTCTACCCAGTCGACACGCCCGACGGTGAGCCGCCGCTGCAGCTCGAGGGCTTTTTCTGCACGCCCAAGCCGCTGATCCTCGTACCTAACACCGGCTCACTCATCCCGACGCCGATGTTTCACCTGTACGAGGACCAGGCGAACTCACTCGACGCGCTCAGCTTCCGCATCGACAAAATCATCAAGGCGCTGCGGCTGCGCGGCCTGTATGACTCGAAGCTGGCGGAGATCCCTGACCTCCTCGCCGGCGAGGACAACCAGCTCACGCCGGTGCAGAACGCTCAGCAGTGGGCGGACGCCGGCGGCATCGACCGCGCGATTACTTGGATGCCCGTCGACCAGGCGGTCAAGGTGCTCGAGGCGCTGTATGACGCGCGCACCCGGCAAAAGGCCGTTATCGACGAGCTCACCGGGATCTCGGACATCGTGCGCGGCACGACCGACCCCGACGAGACCCTCGGCGCCCAGGAGCTCAAGAGCGGTTATTTCTCGATCCGACACTGGCGGCTGCAAAACGAGGTCAAGCGTTACGGGCGCGACCTGCTGCGACTTGCCGCGCAGGTGATGGCGCAGCGCTTCGGCATCGACACGTTCCAGGCGATGACCGACCTCAAGTTTCCGACCAACCAGGACAAGGCCGGCATGTTGGCGAAGCTGCAAATGCTGATGCAGCCGCCCCCGATGCTGCCGCCACCTGGTGCGCCTGGTCCGATGCCACCGCCGGCGCTCCAACACATGCCACCGCCGCAGGCGCCTGCACCTCCGGGTGCGCCGCCGGCGTCTCCTGGACCGGCGCCGCAAGGCCCCACGCCCTCGCCAGGCGTGCCGCCAGGAGCTCCGCCGGCGGTGATCGGAGCCGGGGCGCCACCTGGTGCGCCAGGAGCTCCGCCGCCGCCAAACCCCGCGATCGCGAATCTGCAGACCGCGCTCAAGGTGCCCGCTTGGGAGGACATCATTGCGATGCTGCGCTCGCCGGCGCTGCGCCAGTTCCGCGTCGATGTCGAGACCGACTCGATGATCGCCGGCACGATGCAGGCGGACATGGGCGCGCTCTCGGGCCTGCTCAAGGCGATCGCCGACACGCTGCAGGGCCTCGCGCCCTTGATCTCCGCCGGCGCGCTGCCGGCCGATGCCGCGAAAGAGATCGTCATGTCGGTCATTCGCCGTGCGCGCATGGGCACCGCGGTCGAGGACGCTTTCGACAAGCTGCAGGCGCCGAAGCCGCCGCCACCACCGGGGCAGGTCGAGGCCCAGGCGCGACTCGCCGAGGTGCAGGCGAAGGGCTCAGCCGAGCAGCAGCTCGAGCAGCTACGTCAGCAGGGCGAGAACACGCGCCAGGCGCTCGCGGAGCACGCAAAGACGCAGCGCGAGCAGACCGCCGAAATGTCGAAAAACATGCGCGAGGACCTCGACCGGCGTTTCGACGCCTTTGTCGACATCGTCAAAACGATCATCAGCGCGACCAAGCGCGCCGACCCCGCCGTCGAGCAGACCGCCGACCGCGTCGTGCTCGAAGGCGGCCGCGCAGGACCTGCGGGCACGCCGCCGCCAGGAGCTCAAGCCAATGGCATCCCGCCCGCACTACCAGCCCCGCCCAATCAGTGAGCTCGTCGCGACCGCGACGCGCATCGAGGCCGGCAATTACGAGCTCGAGCTGTGGGCGGATGGGACCTACTTTGTGCGCGCGCCGAGCGGCGAGGGCACCGCAGTCAGCGGCGCCGCGCTCGCCGTGAAGCTGCGCGAGCTATTCGAGGAGCATTTCTAACATGGGACGCGTACGCCTTCGCATGCGTTGGGACCCCGAGCGCGGCGAGCTCGTCGAGATCCCTCTCGAGTCAACACAGCGCCGCCCCGACGTGCCCTATGTGCAGGGCGATTACGAGGGATACACCTCGCCCATAACTGGCGAATGGATCGAGGGGCGCCGAGCTCACCGCGAGGACCTCAAGCGCCACGGCTGCCGCGTGTACGAGGGCCGCGAGAGTGAGCAGCGAGCCGCCACTCGTGTGCAGGCCGAACACGCACGCCAAACCGAGCGGCTCGCCGAAAAGATGGCCGCGCGTGCCTGGGACCAGGCGCCGACCCGGGTCCGTCGGATTCTTTCCGGCGGCAAAGAGTAGTCACCACCACCGACAGGAGCGGAAAACCCGCCATGCCACAGCCAACACTCAGCGACAGCGCGGTAGACGATGAAATCTCCAAAGACTGGCAGTCGATCCTCGCGGGCGAGACCCCGAGCGATACCGAGACGCCAGGCGACGATGCGCCAGGCGGCCCCGGCGAACCTGCGCCAGGCGGCGAGGGCGGCGATGCGCCGACCGGTGACGCGCCGCCAGCTGACGGGCAGCGAGCTGAGGGCGATCGTCCTCGGGACGAAAACGGCCGCTTCAAGCCGGAGCGCCGCTACAAAGAGCCGAAGCCCGCGGCAAAGGCTCCTGGTGCCGAAGGCGCTGAGGGCGCGCAGCCCGGGCAGCAACCGCAGGCCGCCGGCGAGCCAGGTCAGCAACCGGCGCCGGGCCAGCAGCCGCGCGACGTAACACGGCCGCCTTCGACCTGGTCGCCGAAAGAGCGCGCCGCCTGGGCAACCATTCCACCGGATGCGCGCGCGGCGATTCACCGGCGCGAGGCTGACTTCATGAGCGGCCAGGCGCAGCTGATGCCTGACGCGACATTCGGTCGCGAAATGTCGAAAACGCTCGAGCCGTTCAAGCTCTTCATCGAGACCGAGGGCGCAACGGCCCCGGAGGCCGTGCACGAGCTCCTGCGCTCGGCGTACGTGTTGAGGACCGGCACGCCGCAGCAGAAGTACGGCACGCTCGCCAACATCGCGCACCGATACGGGCTCGACCTGCGCGCCTTCGCGCCTCGGCCGCAGGTGGGTCCGAATGGCCAGCCGCTCCCGCAGCAGCAACAGCCGCAGCAGCAATTTCGCGATCCGCGCGTCGATGAGCTCCTGCGCAGCATTCAGACTCAGGCGCAGCAAAAAATGGCCGCCGAGCAGCAGGAAACTGAAGGCTTTGTGACGCGCTGGATGAACGAGGCCGACGCCCAGGGGCAACCCAAGCGGCCGTACGTCGGCGACGTCATTAACGAAATGTCGGCCATGATCCCGCAGCTCAAGGAAGCCGACCCAACACTCACTCATGCGCAGGCCCTCGAGGCCGCGTACGAACGCGCGACTTGGGCACACCCCGAGATCCGCGCACTGCTGCAGCAAGCGCAGCAAACCCAGGCCAACGCACAACGCCGCTCTGAAAGCCAGCAGCGAGTCGCGAGTGCGCGCCGGGGCGCAAGCGTCAACGTCCCGCGACGAGGATCGCTGCCACCGAAGCCGCAAACCGGCTCGATGGAAGACACCATCGCGGACGAGGCGCGTCGACTCGGCCTGATCTCCTCCTAACCCAACTCGGAGTAAACCCTCATGCCTGCTGGCATCACCAGTATTTTCGGCGCATGGACCGAGCTCGCGGCGACGACGTACCGCAAGCACGAGTCCGAAGTCGCCGACAACGTCTCGAAGCACAACGCGCTTTTCCGGCGCCTCACCGCAAAAGGCAAGATCCGCCGCGAGGACGGCGGTCTGTCGATCGTCTGCCCGCTCGAGTACGCCTCGAACAGCACTTACCAGCGTTACAGCGGCTTCGACGCGCTGAACATCAACGCGGTCGACGTGCTGACCGCGGCGGAGTACCCCTGGCGCCAGGTGGCAGTCAACATCGCGGCCTCGGGCCTCGAGCTGCGCACCAACATGGGCGACTCTCGGATCATCAACTTCACCAAGGCGAAGATCCGCAACGCCATCAACTCGTTCAAGAACGGAATGAGCGGCGACATCTATTCGGACGGCACGGCCGCGAATCAGATCAACGGCCTGCAGGCCCTGGTGAGCGCCACCGGTACCGGCACCGTCGGGCAGATCAACGCCTCGACGTTCGGGTTTTGGCTGAACCAGGTGCAGTCGGCGGCCGCGCCCCTGCAGGGCGGCTCGGCGCTGACCCTCGGCCCCTCCACGATCGAAGCCTTGATGTTGACCATGTACATCAAGCAAACCCGCGGCGAGGACCAGCCGGACATCATGGTGTTCTCGGACGACCTCTTCACCTACTTCGAGCAGTCGCAGACCTCGATCAAGCGTTACACCTCCGAGCGCGGCTCTGAGAACGGTGACGCGGGCTTCGTCTCGCTCAAGTACAAGAAGGCCGACGTGTTCTTCGACTCGAGCGGCGGCATCCCGGCCGTCACCGGTTACTCGCTCAACACGGACTATCTCGAGCTCGTGGTGCACCGCGATGCCGACATGACCGTGATGGACGAGCTCAAGTCGGTGAACCAGGACTCGGTTGTCATTCCCGTGCTTTGGATGGGGAACCTCGGCTGCTCGAACCGCTTCTTGCAGGCCACGCTGCACGCCTAAGCGCGCAGCTCGCGTAAATCTTCCGCTCTACCCGTGCCCGGTGGCGCCCTTCGGCCGCCGGTGTCTCGGCTGAGCTCAACTCGAGGAGTCTCTCATGCGATATGGAGCTTTGTTCCCCTACGCTGGCGCTCGCCCGCTGCAGGAGTATTTCCTGCCCGCGAGCGATGTCGGCGGCGGCGTCACCGGCATGACCAACTACGCAGGTCCCGGCTCGGCGCCGAACTTCATGCCCGCGGGCGCGATCGTCCCGGGATTCGACAACTACTGGGGCGGCGTGGAATTCATCTACGGGCAGGCCTCGGCGACCACACCGGTGTGGCAGATCTGCGCTATCACGCCGGCGCTCGTTGCGGGCAAGTGGCAGTTTCAGATGGCGCCTCAGGCCTCGACCGCCAACGCCGTGCGGCCGCTGTGCGTGGCGATCTCGCAGATGGCGGCCAACACTTTCGGCTGGTTTGCAGTCGGGGGCCTGGTCCCGGTGAGCTCGACCGCATCGATCGCCGCGAACACGGCATTCGCGGTTGTCGCGACCGGCCAGGCGGGCGCGGATGCCGCCGGCAAAGAGGTCGAGAACGCGATCGTCATCGCGCCGGCGACGACCACGGTCACGAAGAACGCGACGCTCGTCGCCAATTCGCCGATTGTGCAGATCACCGGCAACAACACGATCGACGGCCTGTTCATCGGCTGCGCGGTGTCGGGCACCGGTATCCCGGCGGCGACCGTGGTCGGTGCGCTCGATCCGGATGGTCGGCGATTCACCATGACGGCGGGCCCGGGTGCTGGTGGTGCCAACGTGAACGCGACGGCGGGGGGCGGCATCGTCCTCACCGGCACGTACAACGACGGCACCAACTTCTACAACATCGCCCACCTCAACCGGCCGTTCGCCCAGGGACGCATCACCTAACACACGTGCGGAAAACCCGCAAAACATAGGGGATTTCGATGACCACACGGAAACAGCAGAAAGTAATAGACGAGCACGAGCTCGTCCTGGTCCACGACTTCGCGCGCGCAATCGCACGTGCGAACGGTCACTCACACCCCGACGAGCATGCCGATCGAGTCGTCGCCGCTTACAAGGGCGAGCTCGAGCCGGCAGAGGCGTCGGGAGGTGAGGCGGGCGAGGGCTCGGGAGGTGAGGCGTAATGTCACTGCAACAGAGACTCGTCCAAGCCGGACTGTCGGCCAATCAGGCTGCGGCCGTGCAAGGCACCGTCGCGGGCGCGTTGGTGGCCACGGGCGCAACGCAGGCAACTGCGCTGCCGCTCGGGGGTGACAACAACGCTTTCGCGACGGTGGGCGCCGGCACCGGTGCGATCTTGCCGCCCATGAACCCGGGCGACGACGTCACCGTTTACAACGGTGGGGCCAACGCGCTCCTGATCTATCCGCCCGTCGGCGCACAGATCAAGGGGCTCGGGGTCAATGTCGGCTATTCGCTCGCGGTGGCGACCCCGCTCTGCTACGTGGTCTGCATCACGCCGACCCTCTACGTGGCCAGCCAGGCAGCGTAAGCCGAGCACTTCAACTCGCGGGGCGCCCTCGGCCCCGCATTCCTTTTTCCCAACACCAGGAGAAAACCTCCGATGTCAGTCGTCCCGCACGTCGCAAAAGAACGCCCCCCGTTTGTTCGCTTCGAGGATCGCGAGGTCGGCATCGACCCGGATGCCAGCAAAGAGGCCGGGCGGCAAATTCCAATCATGAAAGCGCTCGCGCTCGTCACGCCGCACGGATCCAAGGATGTCGTCGAGAAATACGCCGAGCAGTGGCTCGATGAGATCGCAGCGAAAGCGCTGCGCGGGGACTACCCACTCGAGTGGTCGAATCTGTTTCGCGCTCAGTATGACGCCTGGCGCAAAGGCAACGAGCTCCCGCGCACCGGCACACCGATCCTCACCTGGCAGATGATCGCGATCAAAGAGCAGCGCACGCGACTCATCGCTCTCGGAATCACCACCGTCGAGGACCTGGCCGCGGTGCCCGACGGCGGCCTCGGCACGGTCGGACTCGACGGCCGGTATCTGCGCGATCTCGCCCGCGGCTGGCTCGCCGAGGCGAAAGAGCTCGGCGCGAGTGCGAAAGAGGTCGCAGATCTTAAGGCCGAAAACCTGCGCCTGTCTGAGAAGGCCGAGCTGCAGCAGGGCACGATCAACAGCCTGCGCGATCGACTCGATGCGCTCGAGCGACGCAACGCCGACCAGGACGCCCAGGTCGAGGCGGATCCCGCACCTCGCCGGCGCGGTCGACAGACCCAGGAGGCTTAACCGATGTCGCTGCTCACGATGGTGCAACAGGTCGCGCTCAAGGTCCTAAAGATACCGACGAGCTCGATCATCACCGCCGTGGGCAGCGCGGACCCCAACATCCTCGACATCATCGGATTTCTCAACGAGGACGGCCAGGAGCTCGCGAGCCGTCACACCTGGCAGGGCCTGCGAAATGAGGCCAGCTACTCGACCCCAGGCGCCGCCGGCGGGATCCTCACACTCGGGAGCCTGGTCGGGGGCGCTGGATACGCCGGCGGTTTCTCGAGCGTGTACGGTTTCGTGCCGCTCACCGGTGGCCACGGCGCCGGGGCGATCGCCACCGTGTCGGTCGTCAACGGCGTGGTCACCACGGTGACGCTCGTCGTCAACACGCAGGGCAGCGGCTACCAGGTCGGGGACGTGCTCTCGGCCACCGCGGCGAATCTCGGGGGCTCCGGCGCCGGCTTTTCGATCACGGTGTTGACCGTCGGCATCGTGGGCAAAACCGCACAGGGCACGATCCAGTCGATCACCGGCAGCAACTTCGCTTTCATCGTCAACGAGACGTTCTGGGATCGCTCGACCCGCCGCCCCGTGTTCGGCCCGAAAACGCCGCTCGAGTGGCAGCAGCTGCAGGCGCAGCTGATGCAAGGGCCCTGGTATCAGTACACGATCCGCGGCAACCAGCTGCTCATGATCCCGCCGCCGGCACCTGGGGACCTGATTTACTTCGAGTGGATCCAGAACACTTGGTGCACCAACGCCGGCGCCACGCAGCAGCAGACGTTCCTGCAGGCCGACACCGACGTGTCGCTGCTCGATGAGGTGCTGCACGTCTTGGGCGGGATCTGGCGCTTCAAGGAGGCGAACGGGCTGCCCTATCAGATGGCGCAGGACAAGTACGAGCGTCGCTTCGCTGATCTCACCTCGCGCGACGGCGCCAAGGCGCGACTCGATCTCGCCGGCGCGCAGCAGGACATTTACCCCGGCATCATGGTGCCCTCCGGCAACTGGCCGATCGCAGGCGAGCCCGGTTAAGTGTTCGCGCCTTACGTCATCGGCCAGCGGCAGATCCAGCAGCCGCAGGCGGTTTCGGTCGCCGGCAAGTCGATCCCGGCGCCGACCGGCGGCCTCAATGCTCGCGATGCGATCGCGAACATGCCAGAGACCGACGCGGTCATCATGGACAACTTCTTCCCGACGCAGAGCAACGTGCAGCTACGCAAGGGGCGCCTCACGTCGGCCACCTTCGCCGGGGTCTGCGAAACACTCGCCGGCTATCCGGGGCTCGTGGCGAATGAGCTCTTTGCCGCGGTCAACAATGCCGGCGTCCGCTCGATCTATCGCGTGGACGGCCTCGCCGGCGGCCCTGTCGGCGCGCCCGTGGTCGGAGGCTCAGGCGGCACGATCCAGCCGATCACGTCCACGCAGTACGACTGGGTGATGAGCTCGACCGGCGCGGTTGAGGCGCTCTACCTGGTCAACGGCGTCGACAACCCGCTGCTGTTCGACGGAACTGCCTGGCACTCAGTCTCGCAGGTCTCTGTCCCCTACGCGCTCACCGGCATCAATCCCAACACGCTGAGCGCGGTCGGTTCCTATCACGGGTCGCTGTTCTTCATTCAGGCAAACAGCTTCAACGTGTGGTGGCTCGCGGTCGATGCGATCGCCGGCGCGCTCACACAGCTGCCGCTCGGTGCGTACTTCACCCTCGGCGGCTACCTGGTGTCGATCCTGACGGTCTCGATCGACAACTCCCAAGGCCTGCAGGACTACATCGCCTTCATCGCCAACACGGGCGAGGTCGTCGTGTTCCAGGGCTACAACCCGGCCTCGGCGACGACCTGGTTTCTCTCGGCGCACTTTCGGCTCGGGCGCCCGATCGGCTTGGGGCGCCGCTGCTGGCAGAAGATGGGCTCGGACGCGGCGATCATCTGTGTCGATGGCGTCATCATGATGAGCCAGGCGCTGCTCACCGATCGCTCGCAAAGCCGCAACGCGGTCTCGGACAAGATCCGCAACGCGGTCAACGCCGACATACTGAATTACGGCAACAACTTCGGCTGGCAGGCACAGCTCTACCCTGACGGCAACAAGCTCATCATCAACGTGCCGACGACGCAGGCCTCGGCGAGCTATCAGTACGTCATGTGCACGCTCAACGGGAGCTGGTGCACCTTCGGCAAGTACGCTTCGCCCTGGAACGCCTATTGCTTCGAGGTGCTCGGCAACAACTGCTATTTCGGCACGACCGGTAGCGTGCAGCAGTGCGACACCGGCCAGGACGATGCCGGCAGCTCGATCCAGGGCCTGTGCACGCCGGCTTTTTCCTACTTCGGCCTGACCGGGCGACTCAAGCGTTGGACGATGGCGCGGCCGATCTTCACCGTCAACGGATCGCTTTCGGTCGGACTGACCTTCAACGTCGATTTCGCGATGGGTGTGCCGACCGGCACCGTGCCGGTGACCGTGGGCAACGCTGCGCCGTGGAACACCTCACCGTGGAACACGACTTTCTGGGGCGATGCGACTGTGATCTCGAAACAGTGGATCGGGATCTCGGGCTTGGGATACGCAGGCTCGCTGTCGCTGCAGGTCAACGCGAAGGACGTCACGATCCAGTGGCAGAGCACCGATTATCAGTTTGAGCCGGGCGGCTTGATGTGAGGGTAGTCGGGGCCCCGGCCGAACGCATCGCGCACTGGCTCGCTGAGCGTGTGCCGCACTTTGTTGTCGGCTCGACGCCTTACACCGCGGTCGCCCTGGTCAAGGATTCCGGGCCGATCCTGGCAGCCGTGGTCTATGACAACTTCACGCGCATCAATGTCGACACGCACATCGCGATCGAGCACCGGCACGCGATGACGCGGCAATTCCTGGGTGAAATCTTTCGGTATCCATTCCTGCAGCTCAAGGTCGCGCGCATCACCGGTAAGGTGGCGGCGAGCAACACGGCCTCGAGGCGGCTCTGCAGGCATTTCGGTTTCGTCGAGGAGGGCTGCTGCCGCCAGGCGCTGCCCGACGGCGATGACTTAATCCTGTTCGGGATGCTCAAGGCTGAGTGTCGGTGGGTGGAAGTGGGTAAAATTGGGACGCCGATAACAAGAGAAGAGGCATCCCATGGGTTGGAAGAGTCCCGAGGCACGGCGGGCCTATAACAGTCGACCCGAGAACGTGGCTCGCGCTTGGAAGGTCGCAAGAGCGTGGCGCGAGAGGAATGCCGAGCGGTATCGAGGCAAACGTAAGGCCTGGGAAGCGGCGAACCGCGAACGCTTGGCGTGCCGAATGCAGGGATGGCGGGAAGCTAATCCGGATCGCTGGTTGGAAATCCGTCGTCGCGGTGAGCAGAAGTACCGCCTGCGCAAGCTGCGTGAACTTGAAGCGATCGCCGGCTCGCCGAGACCGGATGGTTGCCAGGCATGCGGGCAGCGTGGTCCGGTCGTGTTCGATCACGATCACGCAACTGGCGAGTTTCGAGGTTGGCTCTGCAACGGTTGCAATCTGGCGATCGGCAACGCGCATGACGATCCGAGAGTGCTTGAGAAGCTCGCTAAATATTTGAGAGGTCACCAACGTGGGAAAAAGCTCCGCGCCCGCTGCTCCCGACCCATACGCAACGGCGGCCGCACAATACCAGTACGGAACTGAAGCCGCGGCCTATAACAAGGCCCTGGGCTCCGGTTCGACGGTCACGCCGACCGGCACCACGAGCCAGGTGCAGACCGGCATCAACCCGCAGACCGGCGCGCCGATCTACACGACGACCGAGAGCCTCACGGCGCCCGAGCAGCAGATCCTCGGCGAGCAGCAGGGCGGCCAGATCACAAGCGGCGCCACGGCCGAGCAGCTCGCGGCCGAGTCGCAGAAACAGCTCGAGTCGGGCGTCCCGCAAAACGTCGCGCAGACGCCCGTGCAGTCGCAGATCAACACCTCGGGCATCGCGCCGATCGCCGGCGCCGGCGATCTAGCAGGCTTCACCGACGAGGCACAGAACGCCGCTTACAACACCGGCGAAATGTACCTGCAGCCTCAGCTGCAACAGCAACAGCAGCAGGAGGACGCGACGCTGCGCAACGAGGGCGCGCAGCCAGGCTCGGCCGCCTACAACAACGCGATGGACCTGCTCAACCTGCAGCAGCAGCAGGAGCAGCAGGGCGTCG